CCCGGGGGCACTACTTTGATCCGAAGATCGCGGCGCGTGGCTCCTCCCTGAGCATAGGCGCCGGCATTCTTGCCAGCACTTCGATGTTTTAATGAGATTCGAGTTCGTCCACCCTTCGATACTGGCGCCTGTATTCTAGCAGCATTAAGCATTACCTTTGTGGCTTTGCTTAAAATTCGGTTTGTCGTTGCTGTTGGCATTACCTGCCCATATCGACTAAGCGATTCTTCGAAGTGCTTTAAGTCCTTTGTATCGACGGTTACTTTCGTCATTTCACCAGTTCAGTTCTAACTAAAATTGCTTGTCCCCTTCCAAGTTCGAGCGATTCGGATGACACTCGATAAAATATACCTGTACGGCGATCCTCGATCTTCCATCCTGGGCCAAGTTGCAAATCTGGAATATACCTCAGCTCCCATGAAATGTATTGAATTGAGCGAGCAGCGTTGTTTTCAACTTTTTCCGGATCGTCTCGCCCAGGATCAAGCTTTGACGCAGGGAATTTGCTGTAAACTAATTCATCTTCTGTCTTCGGTTCGTTAAGTCGATTAGGAACCGTTTTGGGCTTGAATATATTGATCCTTCTGTCAAACATCCCGGCGTGACGTCGCTTACTATCCCGCATATCCTATCCTGTATGTTGAAATGAGCTTGTCACTTAGTGTTTTCTTTTCATTAATTGCGTCCTCACGGCCGTCAAACCATCCAGCTATCAGCGCCCGAATAGCCATCAGCAGGGTAGGAGGGACTTTGCCCGCTTCGAAGCCTGCTTTGAATTTCACCAGGAAGCCCGACCCGTTGTTGTAATAGCCATTTTTCCATAGGATCAAATGCCTACGCTTACTTGCGGGTACCAATTCATAATTGGATGGATCGATGGCGTTAAGGCCAGAGCCTGTCTTTTCTTCGATACTCGTGATGCTTCGGACAAAAAATGTGTCACGCATTATGCATGGAAGCGAAAATGTGTGCCATTCGTAGTCCGATACACCTAGCGAGAGATTACACTTTTTCTCAACATAGTCTGTCGCGCTTAGGATAAGTGCATTGATTACGTTGTCATCATCCTCATAGCCACCAATATCAACTCGCAACCACTCTCGGGCCTCATTTAAGGTCACAATTTGCGTAGTATGCTTGGTGGCTATGAAAGGATAGGTAAGCAAGGTCATTGATGTTTACTTTTGGGGATCAGGTTCTTTCCCTTTTCCAGTTTTTTCCGAGGCCTTTTCCGCGATAGCATAACCACCCTCAATGAGCTTTTCGGCAATTTTGTCTTCAAGGTCCGCGGGGTCACCAGGAAAATAAGAATATTTGTAATGCGGCTTTATGAATTTGATTTTCATTGTTTTGATGTTTTTGGATAAAAGTATTTGTGAAGGCGCGAAGGCCTTCACATAGATTACACTTTGAAGTCTTTACCCGCAGAGAATGATTCGGGACGGACTACGGCGCTATCACCAAACATCGCCGCATTAATACGAGTGATGCCTTCGGTGTCACGAGAGTACGGGTTGACGAGGAGTTCCAACCCACCCCAAGTAGCCATCCACAAGTCTTGGAAGTTTCCAAAAATACCGGCAGATAGATCATTAGACGAGCCTTTAACCAGGTTGGAAGGGACATTATTAGTAACGCCGGCTCTCATGCCATTGATCGTTTTGGCTCCCTCAGGCATAATAAATACTGCTGTGCCGTCAGATTTTTCGGTGGTTTGAAGCTTCGCTACCATCAGGGGATTGACTAGATATCCCATGCTTTCAACGTCCGCGTTGTCCACTGCAATCTCACGATAGAGATTAGGGAAGTCGGCCCAAACGGGTGCCGCGCCGTCAACGTTTGTGCCGGCCGATGCAGCAGCTCCCGCATAGATTGCACCGATACCAGGCGTATTCAAAATCCCAAGTGGCTGGTTTCCCGTGCCTGATCCGCTGATCCCCGCCTTGTCGAAAATGGAAGACAAAGCATTAATCAAGTACCGGTTTAACACCTGATTAATGTTATATTCTGATTGATGCAACAACTGGCTTGTAACTTCAATGAAAGTCGGAAGACGATGCGGGATAAGCGAAGACTTAACAAGGGTTGGACTTGTTTCGTCCGCTGCGCCGGTTTCCGTCTTAAACGCCGGGTCGGTACCCTTCACAAGTCTCGGCAAATCAAGATTTCCGGTCAGGTTTGGCAAAAAGGTGGCGCCCATGCTTTGCAAAACCACTTTATTGAAAAGTGCCTCAAAAAGCCTACCGATCGATGTTTGAATGGTCATGCCTCCTTGGTCGCCGCCTGTACCGCCAGTTGCGGAAAGATCTCTACGTGCGGCAATGCGTTCTTGAACTAAATCACGCCCCTCTCCATTCACCGCAAAAAGCCCGTAAGGAATCACAATATTGCCCTTCGGAGCGATACCTCTCATCTGAGCTTCTTTTACTCCCTCTGCTAGGACTTCGGCTTCAACACCTTCGATTCGCTCTCCGTCAAGTTTGCGTAAAACGACCTTTGCTAAGCTAAATTTTTTGAGATCGCGCTGATCTCCCTCTGAACTGTGCTTGTTGCCTGCAACACCTCCACCGGCGGCGGCATTTGCTGCTGCGCGCTGCTGTTGAAACTTTTCCAATGCCTCTTCCTGCTCAATCTGACGCTTGAAAGCTTGTGCCTCACCTTCCAACTTTTGAAAATGAGCAAATTCCTCAGTAGTTAAACTACGCTGCTCCGGGTCACCTACTTTTGAAGCGCTTTCCGCCTCTTCCGTTTTTGCCGCGAGCAGGTCACGAAGATCCTTTAAGGACTTTTTCATGTTAATAATCTGGCTTTTAATTTGTTGATGAAAAAAATTATGATCTTAGTTTCAGAAGGCGCATTTTCATATCGGCCAACTGACTAAGATTGCGGGCCTGCTTCTTCTTTAACTCTTGATTGAATTGCTCAAATGAGCGCTTTGCGACGTCAGTGGTAGTCTGCGGATATGCGGCCATCGTTACAGGTCCCATTTCATAAATGTTGTCGATCGCAAGTACACGACGAAGCCAATATCCATTTGGCAACTCCTTCCACTCGTCACCATTGTCCGCAACATCAAACCAAAACGAGCTACCCCGAACGTCACCACGCTTGATAGGCGTCGATACTAATTCTTGAATGATGCTGGTCGTAGGCGCGATATTGTCGTATTGAACGTGGGTGCTAAGAATTTCGATGGACATTGTCCGATTTTCATAGTTGCCAAGCACAAAATTGAGGTCATGATTGAAGCAGGAGCATAGAACATCCAGTTTTGAGCTGTCTGCGGCGCCGCTTACAATTTCTTCGTAGAACCACCCGCCAAGTAAATGAGACCTTTGATTGAAAACGATCCCCTTGCCGGTAATTCGCTCAACACCATCTTCACCCGTAAATGACCGGACTTCGCTATTGGTCTGTGGGATTATCCGTTTTTCCACTGTTGGTTTTCTTGCTTTTTGATTTTATAAATTCCTCGACTAACTCCAAGGGGATCATGCCGCTCTGAATAAGATTTCGCGACCCAGCTCCGTTCGGTAGCGGCGGCAACTCTTCTAAGGCTCGAACTTCGTCAATGTTATAAATACCAGAATTGACCATTGCGCGAACATAATTGCTGAATTGAGTTGAGTCGCCACGCAACAGGCCTCTGAAATTGAATTTGATGTAATACCCTTTTTTTATTTCATCATTTCGGAAGCATTTATATCTGACTTCCTGCTCGATCTGAACGGCAATCGGCATAATCACTGACCTGGTTACCCCAATAAACATTTGCTCAACACCTGTTCCCCAAGAAGTTTGCTTTTCCGTGTCCCCTATAAGCGAAAGAGGCACCCCAAACATCTTAGCAATGTCTTTATCTGATTTATTGAAGATCTCAACTAGCTGAGATTCAAGTGGTGTTCGCGAAACAGCGTGCCATTTAATGCCGGGCCCAAGGATGGCTAAACCTAAACCGCCGTCTTTTCCGCTCAGGGACTCCACCACCCGTTTTTTGTACTCCTTTGCAGCATCTTCTTCATCAGCCGCTAACGGTGTTTCCAAAAAACCTCCGATAAAGGTTCCCTTCTCGTAATAGTTCTCTGCGAACTTATGAGTCAGGGCATCCAGCTTGATAACAGCGCCTTGCCAATCTATAACGGATGTCCCTATACGCCCATCAAAGCCGAGGTCTTTTAAGAATATTACATCATCCTCGGAGAGGACTTCATTGGTGCCATTAGTGACAATTTGAAAAAAGTAGACTCCTGTGTTTGGGTCTTCGATAAAGTTTACGTTTTGCGTCGGTATAGGGAAAATCGCAATAGGTCTCCTGTTTTCGTCTCTAACGATCTTCGCAATAGCGGCACCATGCACTTTTAAATTGATAACTAGTGTTGCAATTGCGATTATCGGCGTCATTTGTGGATTCGTACGCACTGAAAGCAGATAATCCAATGGATGGTCATGCTTACTCTCACTCCCCCCGCTTGCCAGATACTTATAAACTCCAACTGGGGTGGAAGACGTCAAATTGACAATCAACCGTACACAACCAAAAAACGTTGAAATCCCCATCGCGGTACGCTCATTCGCTCGTGCATAGATCCGATCAATGCCGAATAGTTTTGCCAAGCCAGCTTCATCTTTTAAACCGGCGCTAGCGCCATACATATAGCCACGCGGTTCTGCATTTGATGCTCGCCCGACAATCCTGTTGAACCAGTCTGTCAGAAGATTTCCCAAAACGATTAGATTTGATACAAATGTGAATGATTAAAAATCAATAAGCAGTAAGGAATCCTTACTTTTTTACGGATTTCTATAATATGATTCTTTGAATGACTCAAAGGAGGAAAAGCGATGGTGGTACCCCCGTTCATCACACATCTCCAACACCCTATCAAAGGCCAGTTTTGCCGTTAAACCCTGCTTTTTTAGCGCTTCGAAAAGGCGAATAAAGCCCTCCCGAGTGAGCGTTAAATCTTTATTGTTTATTACCATACGGCTATTTTCTTTTTAGATGTCAGGAGATGATGCCATTTCGAGTACATCCCGATTGCCATAACACTGGCAACAATGCCATCGATTTTGTTTTTACTTTTTGACTTGCTGGGACGAATATTACCGGCATGATCAGTTTCTAGCGCCACATTGCCCAACATCCAAGCAGTTACCGGATTCCCGTCGTGCTTAATTGTTTCTTTTGTTGCAAGCTCCTCAAACAGTGCAGTCGGAGGACCCAGAGAGAGCGCGCCCTGGCGAAACGCTTGAACTTTTTCGTGATGATTCCATTTCAATTTCCCGTCGTCCCCTTTCTCTGGCGCGTAAATTGTCCCCAAAGCATCAGACAGCCGATCGCGGAACATCTGTGCACCGTATGGGTCGAAACCTATAAAGTTGATTTCCCATTCATCAGCGCTGGCAAATATGTCGTCAAGAATGTATTCGTAATCTGTTGTTTTGCCTGGCGTAGCCACTAAATGGCCATCGCGAACCCAGTCTGTATAATCTATGCCTTCGGTCGCCGCATATTCAGCAGCTTGCTCAGCAACATAATGCTTAACAGCCAGGTAATTATACGCCGGGAAAAACAGTGCAAATGACGAAATATCATTTGTACGTCCTAAGTCTATCCCTCCATAGCATACAGCCCCCCTCGGCGGCACGAAGTTAGAATCTGCTCCCAAATTCCAAATTTCATCCGGAATCCAAGTCTTTTCGGCCTTTACCCAGCGATTTAAACGCTTGGTTTTAAAGTCTACTTCCTTCGTTCCAGATCGGAGAGCCATCGAAAATTCCGAACGCAGCTTTTCAATCTTAGTGGTTATACCGATGGTGGGGTTCGCTTTTACCCAGTTGCGCTCATCCTTCCAATCGTCATCTTCATCAATTCCATAAATTAGAACAAAAACCTCATCGAGCTCGTGTTTTTGTTCCAGCATATCGATGCAGATACCCCGGTGCTTGTAGCAGGGGCCTTGCAGGTTATATCCGGCTGTGGTAATTACGAATTGCAAAGGCTGCTCGCGGGCAGATTGTCCTGTCGATAGAGAATCTTTTACTTTGTCGGACTTATGCACGTGGTACTCATCGATGATCGTGCAATGGCCATTCTTGCCCTCGGTGTTGTCGGCATCATGGCTAACCGCCATCATTTTCGCCCTGGTCTTTGCGACCGTAACTGAATTTTTCAAGATGGTCGCTCGCTCTTTTAGCCAACGACTGTCTTTGATTTGATCTACGGCCTCTTCAAAGCAAATTCCAGCTTGGTCCCTCGTGTATGCTCCAAAGTAAACC